AGACAGGCCGACATCCAGCGTGGGCATGAATACTACCACTACATGATCGGCGGGCGGCTCTATGCCGGCACATTCGTTGGGAGGGATTCTGGATGATGGACAAGATTGTGGTCACAGCGGCAGACATCGAAAAGCTCCTCGCATGGCGAGATGAGCACAACGATCTGGTTCGTTCGATGCCAGTTCCCCTGCGAGAGGTGGAAATCCAGATTGTCGAGAGTGGCATCTCCATCAAGTGCTTCCGCTCTGACAAGAAGCTGAAGCTCTACCTCGACAGCCCGGCCCGGAAGCTCGGCCACGTTGTCTTTGCTCCGCTGGGCAACGGCCTGTGGAAGAAGAAGGTAAGCACGCTTCCTGCGGACTGCAACCCCACCGAAACCGAACAGGGCGCTTTGACCGTGTATGGCTCCCTGATGGCGCTGATGACGTATGGAACGGGCAGCATCCGTGGTGACGTGGCTACCACAACCTCGAAGGCTCCTGCTGAACGTAAAAGCTCCACAAAGCCGCATACGGCAAGCACCACATACATCATTCACTCGGCCGGAAAACAGCTTACAGTGGTTCCCAGAGGCCACCACGCAAGCCCTGCCTGTTCCTTTACCGTAAGAGGCCACTTCCGCCACTATAAGAGCGGCAAGACGGTTTGGATTGCGGAGTACCGCAAGGGGACTGGCCGCAGCCGGGGAAAGACCTACAAGATTGGAGATGATCTGGATGACCGAAAAGTCCGAATGGCAGTTCCTCGTTGATTACGTCAAGGATGACACGACAGACTTTCGCAACGCCGCCTATCGTAGTCAGCTCATGGCCCTGTGGACTGCGTACTGTATGCACAATGACCTTGACGTTGATACGAAGATGTACGATGCAACGCTTTTTGATTTGTGGCTTGCCGTTTTACTTGAGCAGCGGCGTGCTTTGCATATCTTCCGCTTCAGCGAGTTCGATAGTTGGATGAGCCAGTGGCTCGTATAAGAATGGAGGAGAGATAAATGGAAATGACCAATGAACGCGCAGCCGAAATCCTCAACCCCACCCATTATGAGGACTACGACAGCCTCGAAACCGTGCGGGAAGCCTGCCGGATGGGCATGGTGGCCCTGAAGATGCAGATTCCTGAAGTGCCGCTGGCTCCCGGCGCTATTTTTGACTTCACCTGCCCGCACTGCGGGAGCAGGGACTACCTGAAGAACGAGGACGACAACCGCAACAAGTTCTGCGGCCAGTGCGGAAAAGCGCTGGACTGGGGTAGCATTGTTGAAGGAGGAGAAGCATGAGTAAGGAACTGATGCTGTTCTACAACGCAGATGGAAAATGGGCCGTCTACGATGACACCTTCGACATCACTATCCATTGCGAGTCCCAGAAAGAGCAGGACGAAGCGATGGGGATGCTGCGCAAGGCTAACTCCAGCGCAGGAGAGGTAATGAGTCCTGAGAACATGGCTCATTCCTTGATGGCCCTCTGCAAGGCTCACTCTGATGCCGGGAATGGCTGTCCGGGCTGTCCCTTTGACAAGCCGACCAGCAACAACGGCGATGGTGAGTGCCGTCTTGGCGTTCCTGACAGCTGGGATTTTTGAGGAGGTAAACCATGAAGAACGATACCGTGTTCAATCTTCTGCCGGAAGAAGAACTGCTTGCCCAGCTTGCAGAGGAGTGTTCCGAAGCCGCCAAAGCGGCCTTGAAACTCCGCCGCGCCCGCGATGGCGTGAATCCTACGCCAGTGTCCGAGGAGGAAGCCTTCAGCAACTTCGTTGAGGAGCTTGCCGACATCTACCTTTGATCCATCGTGCTGTTTGGCGGTGAGCTGGACGATGACGACCCCTGCAATATGTGTGATGCGGTCGGCGACCGGATGGTCGAGATCATGGAGCAAAAGCTCGCCCGCTGGAAGTACCGCTTGATGAAGAAGGAGGAAGTCGATGTCCCTGAAGAATAAAGCAGTCCTCATCAGCATTCGGCCTGAGTGGTGCGACCTCATCGTGCGTGGCAAGAAAACCATTGAGGTGCGCAAGACCCGCCCGAAGTTGGAAACGCCGTTCAAGGTGTACATCTACTGCACAAAAGCTCCGCAGCAACTCATCACCATTTTCAAGGATGGCGAAGAAACAATGGACGGCGAAATCCATCACGGAAAGCCTGTATTCATAAAGTTCAATAAGCTACTGCCGGACAACATACGCGGTAATACCCAGATGGTTATTGGTGAGTTTACCTGTGATGATATCCGGCGCATCGGCCCCGAGCTCTGCGTCGTCAAAGAAGATATTGAAACAGCAATTACTGGAAGTTGTCTCAGTATCAAGCAAGCGAAGGAATACGCCGGCTGGGATATCGGTATGAACTATGCCGACATGAAAGACCTGTATGGTTGGCATATTTCCGGCCTCAAAATCTATGATAAGCCCCGCAATCTGCACGAGTTCGTCCGCTTCAATTTTCAAAGCATGAACGGAACCGATGTCTGCGGGAATGAGAGTTGCGAGCATTATCAGCCGTCTGGAAGCTATATGCTCCCACCGACCTGCGAAATCAATGGCTGCTATTTGAGCAAGCCGCCCCAGAGCTGGTGCTATGTTGCTGAGGTAGAGGAGGAAGAAGCAGAGTGACACGTAAAGAAATGTTTGACCTCAGAATTGCAAGTGATGGATTTCGTGGTGCGGTCAGAAAAGCTCTGTTTGAATGCTCCAAATTTCCGCCCTGCACTGAGCGAATAATCGTTGAGGGAAGACTGGCTGAAGCGCTGTATTTTTCAGAGCGGATGATGGAAAAAACGTACAAAGACCTTGAAACGGAGGAAAAAACTAATGTGGGCTGAAATGTCTGATGCAGCCAAGTGGCTGGCTGTTGGAGCTGCGATTGTCGCAGCCGTTATCGTAACTGGGCAGACGTACCCGCTGTGGTTCTTTCTGATTCCGATGATCTGTTGATGAGGAGGTGCTGACCGTGGAATT